GCACTTTCACCAGTACTGTCGCTAAGGTTAGTTATCTGGATGACTGCTCTATGCGTACCATCAATAATAGTTGTACTGGTAACTGCATCTGCCATATCAATTTACTCCCGTATTAAGCGTCTGCAAACGGAGTAACAAGTGTGCCTGAGCCAAGAGTTATTCCCTCTACTGCGTATTTCGCACTAGCTATGGCTGTGACTCTAATAATACTTCCTGCAAGACCGCCTTTAGTACTACCGTTTAGAGTAATCACATCGTTAGAAGCACCTGAGATGAAAGTCTTACCAGTTGCATCATCTACGCCTGTGTAAACTCCACCAACAAATTTATCTGTACCATCAGTTAAGATATCCATGTCAGTAGCAGCAGTCACAACTATAAACGTAAAACTTGCGCCTAAGTTTGCTAATTGGTTTGGATCACCTTTATCTGTAGGTTCTGTCACAACGATACTTGGGAGAGTAAACTTTCCATCCGCATCATTACAAAGAAGTGGTCGTCCAGCATGAGAAGCCACAGTAATTGAAGTATCAGCTGTTAGGCTAACTACTCCATTGTATCCTGAATTAATAAGACCAGCGAGTGATCTAATAGGGCCAGCGAAAGTCGTCTGAGCCATCGGTTTTCCTCCTTACGAAAGGTTTCGCCCTAGAGTCTTCGTAAGCGTCTGCTGGGACAGTCGCTAGGGCTATTATATTCCCAGAAATAAAGGGGGGCATAGCCCCCCTGTGGTATTATGCTCCAGGAGAGCCGAAAATACCTCTCCAATCAGACCAACCAAAGCTATAACGCTCTCTGGCCTTATAACGAACATTTCCGGTTTCAAAGTCACCTTCCATATTTGTTGATACAGCCGTTCGAACAAAATGCTTAAGTCCGTTAGGAACGTCAGTCTTCAGGAAGAACGCATCAGTATCAGTCAGATAATGATTTACGGTGTAGCCTTCAGGAACCATGCCCATATTGCGAACCGCGTTAATATCATTGTCTGCCGTACCAACTCTTCCAGGAGATTCAAGAAGCCTATCCGCAACAAACTGCAAAGCAGGTGGGATAATTAGCTTTCTTGCCTGAGCATTAATTTTAAGACCGCGCTCATCTTCGAACGCAGCAATATCAATCAACGCTTGCTCCAATGAAGTTTCATTCAAATCAGCTGCAGTAGACAGCTCATTTTTCTGATCTTCATTTCCAACGGTTGGGTGGTCAGTTGCACAAAGCTCTTTTCCATCACCACCAACATAAGAAGAACTAAAAGCATTATTTAAAATGTTAGCTGCCTTAATTTGCTTAGTGGTCATCATGGAACGTGCTAGTGCGCGTGTGTAACGAGAAGACAGAGTGTCATACAAATTGTCCTCGATGGCTTCTTCAGTCAAACTAAAGGCCAAAGCGACCGTGTCGTGTGTATAACGTGCTGTCCATGCTTCCTGTGCAGTGTCGTAGTTCACCGCAGAGCCTTCGCTCTTAACCGGTGCTTCTCCAAAACCAGTCAGCATTACTTCTTCCTCGTAAGCCCTTTCAGAGTTTTCTGTGTCGAAAATCTCTTCGTGCTCATTCGGATAACGATCATACTCTAGTCCAAAGAGAGCATGAAGGCCAGGAACAAGCTCTTTAACGAGTTGTGCTCTATTAATAGCCATTAATTACTCTCCTTAAACTGCGAAGGTGTTAGTTGGGAATGTAAAGTACGCCCGAGCATAAGCACCGATGCTATTGCTAGGAGAATCTACAAAACCGACACATAAAGCAACACCACTAGAAGTAGTGGCTGTTACACCCTCTTTTGAACGTCCATTAGTAGAACTACCAGCAGTAGTACTCAAAGTGTACTTATTGCCGATAAAACTTACTGCAGGAGTTCCTGCTGTAAACTGTGCTTCAAACACAATGCCAGGATCAGCATACACATATGCTTCCGCATCTGCGCTGCCAAGTGTAGCTGTGCTTGCAGTCCACGATTTAGAAAACGTAGGAGTCCCATCTGTAGCCGTGTAATACACACCGTAAAACACGCCAACAGGAGTTGAGGTTGCTCCCGCCTGATTGACATAACCCGAAGAAAGTGTGACAACGTCGCCGCTATAAATAGCAGTTCCATATGCACTTGCAATACGCATTTTCTTGGGTCTAACCGTGCCCCCGTACAGGGACTTTACAGGAGTGAACCCATTAGGTGCATCCGTATTAGCCATTATTAAACCCTCATATTAGAGTGATAAATTAATCAGAACCTGAGTTCCGACTGCCAAATTCAACCTTAGAGTTCCTTTGAATGTCTCTTTTATTTATAGGCATTCTAGGATCACTATCTCGCAAAAGATCGTTGTCTACTCCCTGAAGTTGTTCCTGACTTCTTCTTGCGAAGTAATCAGTTCTTTCTTCTACGGTTTCTTCTGGAACTTTTGCAAGAACCAAACCACCTACTCCAATTATACCCGCGTGTTTTCCGTCATCTACTGTAGGAGAGTCAAACTCTGGATGGTCTTCTGCTCTTACTGGTTCGAATCCTTCACGAATACGTTTAGACATATTCGCTTTGTCATCGTGTCCTCTGACTTCTGCACGTATCCACCTGTGTTTATATCCTTCAGGTGCTTCTGGGGCATCCAACATTGAAGGCGGTTGCCATGTTTTTCTGCGAGCTTTTTTTGCTCGAGTATCAGCAGATCTGGAGGTTCGATCTGTCATTTGTCATCTCCTTTATACATATTTTGCGTACTCTTCAAGAGGCACCCCTACACGTTTAGCAATAGCTATCTGTGATGGAGTGAGTTTTACACTGCGTGAGCCTTTCTTAGCGGAACCAACACCACGGCTAGCTCCTGCTACAGGGGATTTCACGTTCTTCGTCTCATCGGCGAACTGTTGCGGAAAAAGTTCTCTCATTTCACTATCCACTCTTTGATAATAATGTTTAGTATTCGGAGGAACTCCTTCACCTAATAATTTCTGATGGATGCCCATTGCTGCATAGGTCATTCCTTCATTTTCTCCAAACCATGGGTTTTCTTCTGCCCATTCTTCAGCTCTTGGATCAACAGGTGCAGGTTGTAAGTTTTGCTGCTGGGGTTGTTGAACCGCCTGTTGAGGCTGTTGAGCTGCCGGTCTTTGTTGTCTTTGTTTCAGTCGTTGAGCATTTTGCTCTTCTAAGGAAGTTTTAGCAACTGCTTCTGTAGCTAATGCAATAGCCTCAGCATCACCCAACTCTTGAGCTTCTTTCAACGCTTTTCGTGCTTGCTCTTTTTGGCTCTCTACACGAGTAGCGTATTCGTTAACTAAGGTAGAATCAGAAGACTGCAGTTTAGTTTGAAGCTGAGCATTTTGGTCAGCCATCTGTTTAGCAAGTTTTACTGCTTCTTCGCGCTGACGTTCAGCTTCACGCATACGATAAGTTAATTTATCAATACGTTTCTTTACGCCATCGCTATATTCATTAAGCTCGTCTTCATTAGACGTTTCCTCTTCAGCAGAAAAGTTTACGTCTTGCGCAGACTCTTGAATTACATCAGCCTCATGAATATCTACTTCTTCCTCAGGAAGTTCTAACTCAATTTCTTGTGATTCAGCCATTCTAAGTTCCTTATTGCAGAATATCTTCTGGGTTATTAACAGTGGCTAAGATTTCATCATCGTTGAGGAGACGCATATCTCCACCTTCAATGTTAAATCTAGCTCCTGCGTAGCGACCAAAAATCACCCAATCACCCTCTTTACACCACGGGCCTTCTGGGAATTTTTCTTCGTCGGAATAAGCATCTGGGCCTAGTCTTACAACAAGCCCAACTATAGTAGCTATCCGCTCTTTATCAAGAGTTTGTTTAGCTAACACAATGCCGCCTTTTGTTTTCTCTGGAGGAGTAAACGGTAGGATAAGAATCCTATACCCAGTTGGGTTAGGTAATTTATCTGAATGAGAATCTACGTTCTCATGCGTTAGAGTAGGTTTCGGTTCTTCAGACGTATCAGACCCGAAATTTAAAACTCTATCCTCTACTTTTTTGCTAGTCGTCATTTATATCTTCCATATTTCCAAGCAGGGTAGTTATTTCTTGTTCAGCGAAATTTAACCCTGAAATTTCCCCAACTATTCGTTGGTACTGAACATAGTCGTTTGCACTCCCCGAAGCGAGTGATTGCGAAAGGTCGTGTTGACGCTCTCGTAATTTGCGGAGCAAATGCTCCGAAGTCTTTATAAAATCCATTAGTTAACATAACTAATGAAATCTAAACCTTTAGTCGCCGCTCCTGTTCCTTTAGTTTTTACACTTTTCCCAGGAATGTCGATAGTTTTCTGCTTGAGCTCAGTCGGAGTTGCAAACCCTTCTGAAGAAGCAGTCATTGGTTCTATTTTAACACCTGCTGGTTGAGAACTAGGTGCAGGATACTCTCGGTTATATCGCTTCATTTAACTCTGCCTCCTCGTTTCATCTTAGGCGACTTTTTAGTTTTCTTTTTAGCTGGTCCCCCTTTTTTCATCATCTTAGGCATTTTCTTTCTACCCTTCATTCTTGTCTCCTTCTGAGTACAAATTATTGAAAGTTACTTTTGGATCCATATAACTGTCATGAATTTCTGCGCTATGTAAGTGCTGACTAGGATAAAAATCAGGTGCGCCTGATCCTGTCTCCCAGAGTGCTGGGTTAGTCGCTCTTACACGGTTGTTAGGAAGTGCAACAATATTACCTGTCCACTTACCAGCATCCGTTAGTTCTAACACATGACTTTGTTTATGTTGTGCTGGATCATCTGCTATATCATTTCCAGTGTAGTCAACAGTAAATAAATAACGTCCAGTGTGGAATTCATTATCTATCTTACAAAGCCAAGGACTAGAGGAAACACGATCCATTTTGATTACTGCGTGTTCATGAGAACTACAATCCCACGGCTGAGCTAAATGCGTAGGCATAGC